CTAAGATGCTGGCTTTACAGCCCGCCGGATCGCCGCGTCAACCTGCTCCGCCGCATCGGCCTGCATCCCCGGCATGACGTGGCTGTAGAGGTCCAGGGTGATCGCGATCGTCGAATGTCCGAGCCGCTCCTGCGCGATCTTCGGATGGACGCCAGCCGCGAGCATCTGGGTGGCGTGGCTATGCCTGAGGTCATGGAAGCGGATGCGCTCCAGCTTCGTCTTCGCCAGGATCCGCGTCCATTCGTGGGTGAGGGACCTCGGCTGAAGCGGCGCGCCGTCGATCTGCGAAACAACGAAGGATCGATCGTCGGGGCGGATGCCGAGCTTCAGCTGCTCCTCCGCCTGCCGGGCGCGATATGCCTTCAGTTCCTCCACAACGGTCGAGGAGAGGCTCACGACGCGCGACAGGCCGCTCTTGGTCTCCTTCAGCCGGACCACGCTCTTGATCTGCTCAGCGGTCTCCACGACGGCGAGGCGGCAGTTCACGAGGTCGACGTTTCGCCAGCGCAGCGCGACGATCTCGCCGCGCCTCAAGCCGCACATTACAGCCAGGAGGACCGGCACGAAGATCCGGGTATCTCGCACGGCGTCCAGCAGCTCGGCGGTGGTGCCGGCCTCATACGCTCGCATCTCCTTTCGCTCGACCTTGGGCGGCTTCGATGCCGTCGCAGGGTTCTTCGGCAGCATGTCCCACACCACTGCCTGACTGAGAGCCTTGATCAGCACGCGCCGCATATGATGAACGGTGCGCGGCGCAAGGCCTCCCTTGCCGTCGCGACGGCCGCTGGCGAGGGCTGAGGTCCAGGCCGCGTCTATCCTCTCCGTCTTCAGCTTCGACAGCAGGACGTCGCCGATCAGCGGGACGATGTTCTTCTGCGCGATCTCGGCATAGCGCTCCAGTGTCTTCGGCGAGACGGCCGACTTCTCGTGATCGAGCCACCGATCGAGGTAGGCGGCGACCGTCGTCTTCGTCGGCTCGGTATATCCGCCGTGTCGGATGGCTGTAATGATCCGCGCGCATTCCTCCTGCGCCTGCCTTTTCGTCCCGGCGAAGGAATGCCACTTTCGGCGTCGCTTACCGCCTGCGTCGGGCAGGTCGACAATGATGGCCCACTTGCCCGGCGATCGTTCGCGGATGTGACCTTTCATTCGCCCTCTCCTTCCGACTTCGTTCGCTTCGCGAGGATGCGAGCGATCTCGTCTGCAAGAAACTGATCCTGTTCCTCATCATCCATTTTTTCGAATGAGTCGTGAGTGGCATCAGACCAAGACTGAATGGCTAGAAACAAGGTGCGACGATCATCTCGACTCTTTCGTCGGCGAAGCGCCTCGCTGAGAGACAAGATTGTTTCATAAATTAGGTCCTTTGACTTCTCCGCTGCGACCGAAAAATTTCGTTCCCCGAGCAATGGTGCGGTCGCTTTGGAAAGCACCTCCACCTCCATGGCTAGCGTCTCTGCGGCGTCGAATGCATCAGATATAAGTACTTGAGACTTATCGGGGTTGTCGGTCAGGTAAGTCTGATCGATTTCTTCCTCCACGGCCTCGTACAAGGATCTCATATTCCTCAAGAGTACGTCGGACTGGTCCGAGATGATCTTCATCCGGCCATGAGAAAATATCCCTATTTGGCAAAGTCGCCTTACGGCCTCGGATCTCGAGCTAATCCGGTTCTCAAACCGCCAATCATCGATACTCTTTAGTTCTTCTTTGCTGATTTTGACGTGTAGGCGCTCAGTGTCGCCCTCGCCGAGTTTCGGTCGCGCCATCAAACAATCCCCAGTTTTCGTACGTTATGTGCGCACGAAACGCTTGCCAAGCGGTTAACGGCTGATAAGGTGTGCACGTATCGCACGATATGGAGCACATCATGACGATCGACGAAGCCTTGGCAAGACCCACCATCTCGGTCCCGGACGCAGGCGCTCTGTTCTTCGGGTTGGGGAGAAACGCAGCTTACGACGCGGCAAAAAGCGGCGAGATCCCGACCATTCGCATTGGCGGACGGATTGTCGTCCCCGTGGCGCCGCTGGCCGAACGGGTCGGCCTGCGCAGCACCATCGGGACCGCGGCATGACAAGGGCGGCTCAGAACGTGGAAGGCCCGGCCGAGGGTGCAACCTCGCCGAGCCACGGTTCCACCTACCCCAGCAAGGATAAGGATATGAACGTCTCAACACATACCACGGCAGCTCGAGAGCCCGCAACGAATCCCTTTCGCTTCGAGGCGGAGTACCCGGCGGAAGCGACGAAGATCCGCGCGATGGAAGGCGGCGAGCTGATCATCCTAGTGGATGGCCTGATCGCGGCCATGGACGCCTACTTGTCCATCGTGAACATGCCCCGGTGCCAAGAGGACAGCCCCTCACACTGCTGGCTCGACTACGAGATGGAGCGCCTTGGCGCAATCCGCGAAATGGCTATGGAAGAAATGCAGCGCCGGCCTTTCGACGGCGGGCATGATGACGACGAACGCATCCGCTGCATCGTCGCCTATCTCGTCGAGTGCGGCGAGCCGGTTGGTGAACTCCTCGACCAGACGGCGCAGATGGTGAAGGCGCAGGACACCGCCAAGCGCCAGCGCCGCCATATCAGCGAAATTGGCAAGCTGATCGTCAACGCGATTGTCGATGACGGGCTTACCGAGCGCGAGCAAATCGCGGCGAGCATCCGCGAACGGCTCGCACCGGACGAGGTCAACGACGCGGACCTACAGGCCGCTGCAGATCATGTTCGGGCGATATTCGACGAAGCAGAGGCGAGGGCGGCGGCATGATCACCAACAGCGATCAAAGGCAGCGCGAGGCGTTCGACGAGTATCTCGCAGCGAAGGCTCTTGTCGAGCAGACTGCGTCCTTCGAGGATGCACGAGCGGCCGGTGCAGCATGGCGCCGCTTCCTCGACCTCTACCTCCCGACTGACCGGCGGCTGGGCGAGCCTGCGGCTTGCGCCGTCCTTTCCGTTCAGCATCCGGAGGCGCGGCCATGAGCAGCAACCCCTGGCACAAGCGCTACCACTCGGACGCGCTCAACGGCTACATGGGCCTCAACCTGGAGGAGCGGGGGGCGTACACCACGCTCCTCGACCTCATGTACCAGAGCGGCGAGCCGGTCGTTGATAACGAGCGCCTTGTTGCCGGGTGGATGCAGGTCTCGCTCCGGCGGTATCGGATCCTGCGCGACGGGCTGATCAAGATCGGCAAGATTATCCGGCTCGACGACGGTCGGCTGACCAATGCCCGCTTTGAAAAAGAGCGCGAAAACTCCTCGAAAACCTCTCGAAAACGCGCCGAAAACGGATCGAGAGGTGGAGCAAAATCCGCCGAAGTCCGGAAAAAGCGCAACGATATCAGGGTGCCTGCTCAGCAAGAGCTACAGCAAACTTCAAGCTATACGCGCGCGTTCCAGAAGCCAGAAGCCAGAAGCCAGAGAAGAACCTGACGGTTCTTATTCCGATCCTGACGGATCGGGCGCAAACGCGCCGCCGGACATTCGGAAAGAGCTGTTCGAGGAGGGCGTGAAATCCCTCAGCCGGCAGACCGGCAAGCCAGCGACCAGCTGCCGGGCGCTGATCGGCAAATGGCTGAAATCCAGCCGTGACGACTGCCGTGTCGTCCTGACGAAAATCCGGCAGGCGGAGGTGGATCGGATCGCCGATCCGGTGCCGTGGATCGGGGAAGCGATCAAACCGGCGTGGTCGACAGATCCGGTCGAACGCCAGATGCGGCAATCGTTTTGAACGGCGCGATAATCCCCATGACAGACGTGATCAGCGCCCTTGGCGAGCAGGGCATCTGGCTCCGCTCAGCGGCTGCCGGCGACCACAAGACGACCTGCCCGGCATGCTCGCACCAGCGGCGCAAGAAGACCGAGCCGTGCCTGTCGGTTACGGTCGAGCCGGAGGGCAGGGCGGTCTGGAATTGCCACCACTGCGGCTTCGCTGGAGCAGTCGGCGGAAGGGATCATCGTCCGGCGCATCAGGCTCGGGGGCCGCGCAGCTACCGTCGTCCAGCGCCGGTGGAGAATCCGCAGCGGCCGGACAAGATGCTGGAGTGGTTCGCCGGGCGCGGCATCTCGGCGGAGACCGTCACGGCGGCCGGCATCTATCGGACCCGCATCTGGTTCCCGCAGACGGACGGGGAGCTGGAATGCATCGCCTTCCCGTACGAATGGGCCGGCTCGCTGCGGAACGTGAAATACCGCTCGGCGGAGAAGCATTTCCGCCAGGAGAAGGACCCGGAGCCTGTCCTCTACAACGCGGACAGCATCATCGCCGGGCAGGATCTGATCATCTGCGAAGGCGAGATCGACGCGCTGAGCTTTATCGAGGCCGGCTTCCAGCGCGTCGTGTCGCTGCCGAACGGCGCCCCGGCAAAACCCGAGACGAGCGAACGGCGCTACGAGCCGCTGGCGACCCATGCGGACGCGCTAGAGGCCGTGAGCCGCGTCTACATCGCCACCGATATGGACGGGCCAGGCGAATTGCTGGCGAACGAACTGGCCCGGCGTTTGGGCAAGGATCGCTGCTGGCGGGTGCGGTTTCCGAACCGCGACGACGTCCAGGAGAAGGACGCCAACGACACGCTGATGCATCAAGGCGCTGATGCAGTCCGGCAATGCGTGAAGGATGCGGAGCCATGGCCGATCGACGGCCTGCACGATGCTTCGGAGTTTGCCGACGAGGTGCTGGACCTCTACCACGGCCGCGGCCCGCAGCCGAAGTCCACGGGCTTCCCCGAGATGGACCGTGCCTTTCGGTATCAACCAGGGCAGTTCATCGTCGTCACGGGCATCCCGAACCACGGCAAGAGCCGCTGGCTCGACCAGGTGGCAGTCCAGACGGCGCGCATGAACGGTGACCGCTGGGCAGTCTTCTCACCGGAGACGGGCGACGCCAACCACATCGCGGACCTCTGCGAGATCTGGGCGGGCTTCCCTTTCCACGAGGGACCAACTCCGCGCATGACAGCCAAGGAACTCGCCGATGCCATGGCGTGGGTGAGGGACCGCTTCGTCTTCATCAACGCCAAGGACCACACGCCGGCGATCGACTGGGTGCTCGATCGCGCCAAGGCGGCCGTCATTCGTCAGGGCGTCCGGCACCTGATCATCGACCCGTACAACGAAATCGAGGCAAGCCGCCCTGCCAAGCTCACGGAGACAGAGTTCATCAGCCAGTTCATTTCGAAGTGCAAACGCTTCGCCGCGCACCACGACGTCACTGTCTGGATCATCGTCCACCCGACGAAGATCCGGGCCGCGCCGGGTGACAGCCGAGAGCCGATCCCGACGCTCTACGATCTCGCCGGCTCCGCCCACTGGCGCAACAAGGCGGATGCCGGACTCGTCGTCTACCGCGACTATGCGCGCGATCAGACGCTCGTCATTTCGAAGAAGATCCGGTTCCAGCCGCGGTGCGGAGAGCCTGGCACGGTGAAGTTCGAGTTCCTCGGCGCCTGCCGGCGGTTCGAGGAGATCCCGAAGACATACGCCCGGCTCGGCACCTCGGCGGAGGCGGCCTGATGGGAACGAAGAGTGAAGGGCAGGGCATGACGGCAAGGGCTGGAACGCAGACGGCGAGCGGCGCGAGATACGCGGCCCGGATGATGAAGCGGGCAGCGCGCTCGCCGCGCCTCGATGTCGAGATGGCCGAGGTGGACAATCCCTACTGGACACCTGCCCACGCTAAGGACCGTACGAACCCGCGGAAGGTCCATGCGCTTCGGAATGCAAACGAGAGCCCGCTCGTTCTCATGGAATCGAGGGGGACGATTACGCCATTGCAGGCTGCTGCCGGCCTGCGCTTTCGCATGCTGTATGAGCGCGTCATGGCCGGACCGCCTTCTCCCGGTGATATCCGGGAGCGGGTCGACGGCGGCGGTGGGCGCGCAGACGCGATGAGCGAGAGCCGGATGCAGGCGGGACGGGAACTGGCTCTGGCGGCGCGGGAGATAGGGCGGGCTGAATATTGGCTCGTTCGGTCAGTCTGCGGCGAAGGACAGTCGCTGCGCGAGATCGCGATGAGGACGAAAGTGCGCCGACCGTCAGCGGCAGTGGCACTGCGCCATGCTCTGGACCGCCTGGCCGAGGTGTGGAACCTGGCCTCGAAGGGGACAGTGGCCGCGCACCGCCGGGCTGCTTGACATCGGGGCCCACTTAGGAGCAGATAGACGAATAGGCGGAAGTCCGATCAGGGCTCCCGCCTTCGTTGTTTCGGGCTCGCTGCGGCGGGCCTTTTTCTTCTCTGGATGGCGAGCGCAGGCTCAGAGAGAAGCTGCGTCTCGCATAGCATCAGCCCGTTGCAGAGTTATTTCTGTCCCTTCTTCTCATCCTGAGACAGGACTGAGGCAGCAAGCTTCTTGGCATCAGCTGCCGTAGCTTTCTTCGATCCGCTGAGCACCTTCGATGCCAGAGTGGATGTGCTCGAACTGGATTGTTTCTTGGCCATTCGCATCTCCTATGGTCGCTGCATGAGGATCAATTGTGCCAGAAGGGGACGCAAGGGAATGTTTGGTACCGGTTTGGTTGTCCACCGTTATGAGCACCTACTCAGCCCACCCGATTGTTTTAACGGCGGTCATCTGGCGACGGCCCGATCGAGACGATCGTCGAGTGCGAAAGCCGGCTAGTCATCATTTGAAGAGTTGAAGCGCCCGGCCGGAAAACAGCGAGGGCCGGTGGACGGACTACCAGAGATTTTTGCGAGGAGGCCGATGCTGCGGATCTGGCTGAAATGAGTGGCTAGCGTTGGTTTCTCTGCCATTCCTTGAAATCGTTTCTCAAGTCTGAATCGTCAGCGATCGCCTTGATGTCCAGCCTTGCCGCGCGAACATCGCGTAGGGTTCCGTCTAATTCCTTGGCTATCGCCAGCAGTGTTCGGGTCGGAATTTCGAGGTTTGGGTTCTCTCCGTATTCATACCGAGCCAACATGATCGCAGATTGTGGTTCATCTTTTTCGGCCTTGGCTTCGTAGGCGCCGCCGGTCTCGGGAGGAAGGACCGGCGTGGACCGCCAGTGCGGAAATTGTTTCCGACCGCCGGTAAAGCCCCTTAGGTCTGCTCGGAGCTTGGTGACTTCCGTCTGCAACTGCCTCACTTCGCGAATAAGCTTGGCTAGTCCTGCAGCCATCGTTGAAGCGGTCGGCTCGTCCTTCATGGCTTTGTCCTCAGCCTGGTCCGCAGGTGCCAACGGCATATTACACGTCGCAGGGTCCTCGACCGAGATGGAGCCGGCTGGCTTTTCCACCATTCCCGCGTGGTCAGCCCCAACGGGCTTTGCTCGTCACGGTCTTAAGGCTTCCCTGGAGTCTTCGTTTCCATCAAACCGAAGGGTGAACTCTCCCAGTCTGGGAAGTAGACCCGGCCATGAAGGATCACTTCCTTCAAAGGATTGGCTGAGCATTCGCCGCGCCAATATATGAGGGCGCGCTGGCGCCAATCCACTGGTTGACAGTCTAGGAGCCGACTGTCGGCAACGTGGATGAGCGTGTTCGGCAGGTAATGCAGGCGAACCGGTACGCGGTCTCGCAAGTCTCCGCCCCATGTAAGGGCCGCTCTTTCCGCGTCCTCTCGTGACATGAACGCAAAAAGTGCCTTCCGCCTCGAAGGCAGATGATCGAACTGCTCCCGACGGACAGTTTCCCAGGCGTCTTCTTTGCTAGAGCGTTCATCGGCTTGCGAGGTATGAAACGCATAGCGGGTTGTAACGTCAGACAAACCAGGCATTTCCTGTAACTCGGAGAAAGTGTCGGCGTAGCCTTTCCCAATCCACGCGTTGTGCAGGAGCATTTGATCCGCGAGATGCCATAGGGTCACTGGTTCGTATTGGTGCATTCAGCTTATCCCTCGCTGCGACCGTATATTGCGCGATTAGGTACCGCATCGGACAAATCGCGCGGCTCAGGGCCAAAGCCGCCCGAAGACCTCGTCGACCGTCCCTTGGACCACCACGCTGTTTCCGCCGACGAAGAAGACCTCGGCCCGTTCCGCGCCCGCCTGCTTCAGGTGGGTGATCATCTGGACGACCACGATGATCTTCTGATTGTTGGTGTCGACAAAATGCTGTCGCCCGGGCGAAGCGGCCATGGGGAGTCCTTATCCAGCTGAGCGGCTCTTAGGACGCAACGCGTCATCGCGGTAAAGAAGGAAGGCGCCGCTGCTCTCGCGGCCTACATCTCATCGCTGCTTGGAGCGTTATCGTCATGAACTGGGGTTTTGAGGACTTCGCGGCGGCAGCGGCGCTTCTGGGCGCGGCCGGGATCGCTCTGGTTCTCATCTACGAATCCATGCACAGCCAACTGCGGCGGGTTTTTCTGGGCGTCGCCGTCCTCGTAGTCACACTGGCGATCTGGGCTCACCTGGCGGTGGGCATTCTCTAGGCGGCGGGGCAATAGGTCGCGCCATGCAGATTGTTTTCGCCGGAAAAGGAAGAAACACACTGCCGAATACCAAAGGGTCTGGACGCCGATCTGTTCGCGCCGCTGCGGGCTATCGCGCAAGGTGGAACAAAATGTCTGACAGAAGCGCGCTCACCCGATCCGTCTGGCTTCGTAGGCCCTCGACCTTTTCTTGAAGCGCTCTGATTTGCGTGCTGGCATCGTAGAAGCTCGTTACGCCGAGGATTGACGAGCACGACGAGCAGACGACGGCATTGAGTTTATATCGCGCTCCTTGTGGCTCTATGATTTCAAGCTTCGTGCCCGTTTTGCCGCAATGTCCGCACTTCGCCGTACTGAACATGATCGTCCCTTCCGCTGTTCAGTCGGCAGCCTACTCCGGCGGGCAGGAGCATCAAGGCCCGGCTCTCCCGGATCGTGGCGCGTTACTTGCTGCACAAGCCGGCATAAGTCCTGGCCGGAAACCACTCCTGCTCTGATCGGCTCCAGCAGTAGCCGTCTTCAACCAAGATCTTTCCGATCTCGTTGACCGACTGACACGCCACCTCGACTTCCTGTTCCGTCAAGTCCCCTCCGTCGGGACGTTGGCCCATTTTGCAGACGTATCGACCGGTGTGCCATCGCTCGATCACCTCATCATGCTGGAGGTCTGTTGCTCCGGCCGGGCCGATCGCCAAAACGCCAAACCAGACCACCAAGATCCTCTGCACTGCTCTTTCCCCGTTCAATGGTGTCCACTCTGGTCGAGGGTGCGAGGCGAATTGTCCCTCAAGCGCCTCGGCGCCACCCTGCTCGTCGCGGCCATCACGGGGCCTGCTCGGCTCGCCTTTTGCGATCTAACGTGTTGAGCAGGTCGACGATGTCATCAGCCTCCTCCATGTCCATCAGGATCATCACCTGGCTATGCACGACAGCAGGCAGATCGGTGAAGATGTCGACGACGCGCCATGTGCCGTCCGGGTCCTTGCGAAGCGTGTAGCGATCGTCGGGCATGGCCTGAGGTTAATCCCGTTCTCGATCCCTGAAAAGTGTTCACCACCGCGCGAAAGGCCCTGCTGCACCGCAGCCTCGGGAGAGGCTCTGCGTTTTCGATGAAGTGCGCCACTAACCGACCCATCCGCAACGCAATCAAGGACGAAGCGCTGATGCTAACCCTTCACCTCGCCGGATCCTCGATCGAGATGGACGCCTCCGGGCTCACCACCACGCTCTATGGCGATGGCTCATTCGTGAAGGCATGGCCCGGCGACAGTGCCGAGGACCGTGCCCGCGCCGTCTCTCTCGGCTACGCCAGGAACGATACATCCCTGACGCGGGATAGCTTGGTGCAGATGAGCCGGGAGCACGAGGCAGGGCACGCCATCCTCGCCAGTGTCATGGGCCTTCCGCACTCGCCGACCCTCAAGGGCGTAGCAGATGGCAGATACTGGCCACACTGGCAGGCTGAGGAAGCCGCAGTGCTGGCTGTGCAGCGCTATGCCCGCATGGCCGGCGTTGATCTCGTCGAGGTAGCGCGGCGCATAAGCGGGCAGGCTTAGAACCAGATTGCGCAAGGAGGCTGATATTGCCCCTCCGACCGCCAATCCATCGCTCTCAAGGCCAGCGCACGAACCGCGAGGCCAACAGACAATACGACCGCCAACGCACCCAAGAGCAGCCATGGCGCCGCTGGTACTGGACAGCAGCATGGCGCCGGATAGCCAAGGCACAACTGGCTGAGCATCCACTATGCGCTGAGTGCGAGCGCAACGGACGCATCACTCCAGCAACCGTCTGCGACCACGTAGAGCCGCATCGTGGTGATCCGGTCATCTTCTGGCACGGAGAGCGACAGAGCCTCTGTACCGGCTGCCATTCGCGTGTGAAGCAGCGTGAGGAGGCCAGGGGGCGGGGCTGAAAAGTCCAGCCGCTCCTCCTAGTGCACCGGCGGTCTCGTGAATTTCCTACACGTGCAAAACTGGACTCCAAACATGGCCGGTGGACGACCACGCAAGCCGACGCACCTGAAGGTGGTCTCTGGCACGGCGCAGAAGTGCCGGATGAATCCGAACGAACCGGAAGCTGAGGTTGGCACGCCGCAGCCGGCGGACTGGCTTTCGGAGCGGGCGACGGTGATCTTCTTCGAGACCTGCGCCTCCATGGAGCGCATGGGCACGCTGAGCCTCGAGTGGGGCAACGTGATCGCCGACTACGCCTCGTGCGTCGAAGAGGTCGAGATCACCACGGGCATCATCGAGGATCTGGGGCGGACCTACACCACGACCACGCAGACCGGCGACACGATGTTCCGTCCGCGACCGGAAGTGGCGATGCGGTCGGATGCGATGAAGCGGGCGCAGTCGTTGCGTGCGGAATTGGGTCTCGGGCCGGCGGCCAAATCCAGGGTATCGGCATCGAAGCGCAATGAAGACAACCCGTTCAAGGCGCTCGGCTAGCCCGACGAACTACATCGACAGCGCGAACCGCTATGCGCGGGATGTAGTCTCCGGCAAGATCCTCGCCTGCAAGTGGGTGCGGCTCGCGTGCCAGCGCCATCTGGACGATCTCGCGAGGCAGAAGGACAAGGCGTTTCCGTTCCGGTTCGACAGGGCGAAGGCGGAGAAGGTCTGTCGGTTCCTTGAGCTGTTGCCGCACTCGAAAGGCGAGTGGGCGCGCAAAGGGCTCAAGCTACAGCTCGAGCCGTGGCAGTGCTTCAAGACGGCGGCGCTCTTTGGTTGGGTTCGCAAGCGCGATGGCCTGAGGCGGTTCCGCAAGGCGCTGATCCTGGAGCCGAGGAAGAACGCGAAGTCGACATGGGCGGCCGGGATTGGCCTCTACATGCTGACTGCGGACGGTGAGCATGGGGCAGAGGTCTATTCCGGCGCTACGACAGAGCGCCAGGCATGGGAGGTCTTCGGCCCGGCTCGGCTGATGGCGCAGAAGACGCCGGCACTGCAATCGGCCTTCGGGCTCTCGGTTAACGCTTCCAACCTGCACATCCTCGGCAACGGGTCGAAGTTCGAGCCCGTGATTGGCAAGCCTGGCGATGGTTCGTCGCCGACATGCGCGATCATCGACGAGTACCACGAGCACGACACTGACGTTCAGGTCGACACGATGGAAACCGGCATGGGCGCCAGAGAGCAGCCCCTGCTTCTGATTATCACGACCGCAGGGGACAATCTCGCCGGCCCGTGCTTCGCGGCGATGGAAGACGCGCAGAAGGTTCTGGAGGGGCTGGTCGAGAACGACGAGCTGTTCGCGCTGATCTACACGGTCGACCCCGAGGATGACTGGACAGGCGAGGACGCGCTTCGGAAGGCCAACCCGAACCTCGACGTGAGCGTGAAGGGCGAGTTCCTGCGGGCTCGCCAGCGGGACGCGATCAACAATCCGCGCAAGGTCGGCATCTTCAAGACAAAGCATCTGAACCTCTGGGTCCAGGCGCGGGACGCCTACTTCAATATCCAGCGCTGGAACGAGAGCGCAGACCCTTCGCTGAAGATCGAGGACTTCGCGGGCAAGCCGTGCCGCATCGGCGTCGACCTTGCTTCGACGATAGACATCGCCGCGGTCGAGATCACGTTCAGGCACGGCGACGGGTTCGCGCGGTTCGGCCGCTACTACCTACCAGAAGCCACCATTGAGCAGGGTGAGAACGAGCATTATCGGGGCTGGGAAAAGGCCGGTTGGATCACGCAGACCGACGGCGACATGATCGACTACGTGACGATCCGTGACGAACTCCTGAAGCTCGCCGCGGACTATCAGGTCGAGGAAGTCGCCTTCGATCCCCACCAGGCGATGATGATGATGTCGGAACTGGCGCAAGAGGGCGTCCCGACGATCGAGGTTCGGCCGCTGGTGCTGAACTTCTCGCCGGCCATGAAGCAGATGGACGGGCTGATCCGCTCCCGGAAGATCGCCCACAACGGCGATCCCGTTTTCACATGGATGCTGTCCAACGTCGTCGCCAAAGCCGACGCGAAGGACAACGTCTATCCCCGCAAGAACCGCGCCGAGAACAAGATCGACGGGCCGGTTGCGCACATGATGGCGCAGGCCCGCTGGATGTCAGCCGAGGAGGTCGGAATGAACTGGTCTGACATCTTCGAGAATGTCGTGAGCGCCTGATGGGTGTCTGGAGCCGATGGTTCGGCAAGCGCCTCACGGCCCGCGACGGCGCCCTCTATGACTTCCTCGGCGGCGACGACACATGGGCAGGCGAGAGTGTCACGCCGAAGGGCGCGCTGAACCTCTCCGCGTTCTGGGCAGGCACCCGCATAACCGCTGAGACAGTCGCCAGCTTGTCGCTGGACGTGATGGAGAAGCGTTCTGACGGCGTGAAGGTCCGAGTGACGGATCACCCGTTGCAGGCGTTGCTGGACGAGAGCCCGAACGCTGAACAAACGGCGATCGAGTTCTGGGAAGAGCGCGTCCTGGGGCTGTGTACTACTGGAAATGCATTCGCGGAGAAGGCGTACAGCGGTGCTCGGCTGGTGGCGCTCAATCCGATGCCGGCTGAGACCGCCGTGGTCCGCAATAGCAGCGGCAAGCTGGAGTTTCGGTTTCCGGACCGCGGCAAGGAAATCGTCCTGCCGGCGGAGAAGGTGTTCCACCTAAAGGCATTCGGTGAGGGTGATGTCGGCTTCTCTCCGGTGGAGTATGCGCGCCAGACCCTGAGCCTGACGATCGCCACGGAGAAGATGGCCGGGCAGGCCTTCTCCAAGGGACTTCGCTCCAAGGGCTTCTTCGTGATGCCTCCGGGCGCAAAGCTCAACGATGAGGCCCGTGCCTCTGCGAAGAAGAACTTCGTGGACGCGAACTCCGGGCCGAATGCGCCGTGGGCCATGCTGCTGGAAGGCGGCATGGACTTCAAGACCATCAGCCTGTCGATGCGCGATGCGGAGATGATCCTGAATCGCCGGTTCAACGTCGAGGATGTCTGCCGCTGGCTTGGGCTTCCGCCGATCCTCGTTGGGCACGCGGCTGAAGGTCAGACGATGTGGGGGACCGGTGTCTCCGCCATCATGCAGAACTGGCTCAATCTGAGTCTTCGTAACCGTCTGAAGCGTATCGAGCAGGCGATCACCAAGCGGATCATGACGCCGGAAGAGCGGCGCCGGTTCGCGGTGAAGTTCAACTACGAGGATCTGCTGCGGACGGACACCGAGGCCCGATACAAGGCCTATGAGGTCGCCATCCGCGCAGGCTTCAAGACCATCAATCAGGTCCGTCGTCTGGAGGGTGATGAGCCCGTTGATGGCGGCGATGAGATCCGCACGCAGATGCAGAACGTGCCGATCGATCAGGCCGATGCGGCGGCACAGGAGAACCAGCCATGAGCCTACGTAAACTCCCGGAGCTTCGGTGCCCGGACGGGCTCACAGGGTCCATCCACCTCACCGAAAAAGCTGCTCGGATGTACACGCCGATCGAGACGCCCCGCGCTGCCGCTGCGGATGGGTCCGACGTGATCTCCATCCTCGATGTTATCGGCTACGATTTCTGGACGGGCGACGGGGTAACCGCCAAGCGCGTCGGGGCGGCGCTCCGGTCGATCGGCGAGAAGCCGGTAACCGTCCAGATCAATTCCCCTGGCGGAGACTTCTTCGAGGGCGTCACGATCTACAACATGCTGCGCGCTCACCCAGCCAAGGTGACGGTGCAGATCCTTGGCATTGCGGCGTCAGCGGCTTCGGCGATTGCCATGGCTGCCGACGAGATCCAGATCGCCAAGCTCGGCTTCATGATGATCCACAACACGCAGTGGGTCGCAGCCGGCGACCGCCACGTCATGAACGAGACGGCGGAGATCATGGCCGTCTTCGATCAGGCGGCAGCCGAGATGTACGCTGAGCGGACCGGCAACAATGTCGATGCCGTGAAGGCGATGCTCGACGCCGAGACCTGGCTGGCGGGGCAGGGCGCCGTCGATAAGGGTTTCGCCGACAGCACTGCGGATTTCGAGGTAGAGCCGGCGGAGGTCAGCAATTCGACCACCGCGCTCTACCGACTGGAGGCGGCCCTTGCCGCCGGGAAGCCTGTGCCGCGCTCGGAGCGCCGCAAGCTGATGAAAGAGATTGTCGAAGGCATGCCGAGCGCTGCTCTCGATAACGCCAAGCCGGGCGCTGGCGAAGCCGCTGTCGAAGACAGCACCGACCTGTCCCTCGCACTGGCGCGACTGAAGCTCGCGCGGGCGTAAAGAACGGAACAACCCACTATGAGCAAGACCACGCAGGAGCTCCTTTCGGAGGTCTCCAACGAGCTCGTGCGCGTCAGCGACGAGTTCTCCCGCAAGGCCGAGGCAGCGATGTCCGAGGTCAAGAACTACGGCAAGCTCTCGGAAGAGACCAAGGGCGTCGTCGATGAACTGGCCTCCACGCAGTCGGCGCTGACCGGCGCCGTCGACGACCTCAAGGCTCGCCTCGGCGAAGTCGAACAGAGCGGCGCCCGTCGTGCCGGTGGCAATGCCGATCGGCCGAAGTCCTTCGGCCAGCAGGTCGTTGAAGGCGAGGCGCTGAAGGGCGTTACGTCGAGCATCGGCCGCGGCAAGAGCATCAGCGTCCCGGTGAAGAACGTCACCACGTCGGTCGACATCGCCGAGGGCGTCGTCGAGCCGCAGCGTCTGCCGGGCATCGACGTCGCGCCGAAGCAGCGCCTGTTCATCCGCAACCTGATCGCACCTGGGCGCACCACTTCCCCTGCGATCTTCTGGGTGCAGCAGACCGGCTTCACCAACGCCGCGGCAGTGATCGCGGCGGAAGGCACGGCAAAGCCGTATTCCGATATCGAGTTCGCCACCAAGATCACGCCGGTCGCCACGATCGCGCACATGTTCAAGGCGTCGAAGCAGATCCTCGATGACTTCGCGCAGCTCCAGTCGATGATCGACGCGGAGATGCGCTACGGTCTGAAGTATGTCGAGGAGCAGGAGATCCTGTTCGGGACGGGTCTCGGCGGCCACCTGGAGGGTATCGTCCCGCAGGCGACCGCATACGCCCCGGCGTTCACGGTCGATGCGCAGACGCCGATCGACGACCTCCGTCTCGCAATGTTGCAGTCGCAGCTGGCTCGCCTCCCGGCGACCGGCTTCGTCCTGCACTTCGTCGACTGGGCGAAGATCGAACTGACCAAGGACACTCTTGGCCGGTACATCATCGGCAACCCGCAGTCCCTCGCTGGCCCGACCCTCTGGGGTCTGCCTGTTGTGGCGACCGAAGCACCAGAGTTCCAGGGTGAGTTCCTGACCGGCGCTTTCCAGACGGCGGCTCAGATCTTCGATCGCGAGGACGCGAACGTGGTGGTCTCCACCGAGAACGTCGACGACTTCGAGAAGAACATGGTCTCGATCCGCTGCGAGGAGCGGCTGGCGCTCGCCGTCAAGCGGCCGGAAGCGTTCGTCACCGGGCCGTTCACCGTCCCGACCCCGTAATGGCATCGGCCGCCCTGGATCTCTGGGGCGGCCTTTCTCTCAACTGAGGATACGGCAATGGACCTGAAAGCACTGAAGACCTTCCGGCATGGCAACGAGAACGTCCGTCGCGGCGCGAAGGTCACCATGACCGAGGCACGCGGAAAGGAGCACGTCGCTCGCGGCCTTGTCGAAGAGATCAAGGCGCCGAAGCCCAAGGCCGAGAAGGCCAAGGACTGAGCATGCGCGTCGTCGTCATCACGCCACCCGAGCCGATCCTGTCATGGGATGAGGCCAAGGCGCATCTGCGTCTCGATGACGACGAAGAGCGCGTCTACGTCGAAAGCCTGATCGCCGCGGCGCAGGGCTGGATTGACGGCCCTGACGGCTGGCTAGGCCGTTCGGTGGGCTTGCAGACTCTTGAGTTTCGCGCCTGCGGGTTCTCCCGGGATCTATTGCCATATAGGCCTATCGTCTCCGTGGAGAGTGTCACCTATCTGGACCGGGACGGCGAAGAGCAGGTTATCGACCCCGCCTCCTACGAGATCAGGAACGGTTATCTGCTGCCTGCCACCGGCACCTCGTGGCCGTGGCTCTACAGCGACGATGAGGCTGTCCGCATTCGCTACGTGACCGGGCAGGAGACGCCGCCAGCGGCGATCAAACAGGCGATGCTTCTGCTGATCGCGCAATGGTTCTCCTTCCGCTCGAACGTGGCCGAGGACGGCGCCCCGGCTGAGCTGCCGATGGCGGTCGAGGCGCTTCTGAACACGTACCGGGTCTGGTCATGAAGCCGCTGAACATCGGCAAGATGGACCGCCGCATCACGCTGGAGCGGTTCACCGAGACGCGGGACGCCTTCAACGAACCCGTCCAGACATGGGCACCGCTCGCCACCGTGTGGGCCTCCAAGGAAGACATCCGCGACGGCGAGCGATGGTCTGCACAGGAAGTCGGCGCCGAGGTGACGACGCGGTTTCGGGTGCGATGGTCATCCGTGACCGCCGATCTCAACCCGAAGGATCGCGTACAGTTCGGCGGTCGCACCTACGACATCGTGGCTGTGAAAGAGATCGGCCGCCGCGAGGGGCAGGAGATCACCGCGAGCGCGAGGGCCGACTGATGGCGGCAACCGTCAAGGTCGAGGGCCTGAAAGAGCTTGAGATTGCGCTTGAGCAGTTGCCTCGCTCGACCGGCAAGGCAGCGCTCCGGCGAGTCCTGCGCAAGGCAGCGCAACCAGTGGCCGACGCGGCAACCGCCAAGGCACCGCGCGACGAGGGCAATCTTCAAGCAAGCATTGGCGTAGGGACCAAGCTGACCCGCCGCCAGCGTGGCGTGCACAAGAAGATGTTCAAGGACGACAAGGCGTCGGTCGAGATATTCGTCGGCGCGGGTGGTTTGCCTCAGGCGATCACGCAAGAGTTCGGCACCGTCGACCACGGGCCGCAGGCGTTCTTACGGCCATCGTGGGATGCCCACAAAGATGGCGTCCTCGACAGTATCAAGGCGGATCTCTGGGCTGAGATCGAGAAGGCCGCCAAGCGCCACGCCCGCAAGACGGCGCGACTAGCCGCGAAGGGCTGATCATGGAAGAGGCTCTAGCCGCTCACCTCCTGGCCACCGCCGGGCTGACAGCGCTTGTCGGCAATCGCGTCAACTGGAACGCCAGGCCGCAGGCTTCGGCCACGCCGTCGGTTGTCCTGACCAGAGTTGGCGGGACGCCGGATTACACGATGGCCGGTGCCTCCGGGCTGGTCGAGACGCGCGTCCAGATCGACGCCTGGGGCAAGACCTACTCATCGGCCATCGGCGTTTCACGCGCCGTCAAGACGGTCCTCAGCGGCTTCAGCGCCACGGTCGGCGCCATCATGTTCCAAGGGTCATTCCTTGAGAGCGAGAGACAATCCTTCGAACAAGGCTCAGGCGGGGAAGAGTTCCACCGCGTCAGCCTCGACTTCATCATCTGGCACAAGGAGACCTGACAATGGCCACCGAGGCAATGATCGGCTACCTCAGCACCTACGCAATCCATGACGGTGCCGACCCTGGCGTCTTCACCGAGATCGGCGAAGTGACTGAGATCACACCCGGCGAAGAATCCACCGACCGAGTGGACGTTACCCACATGCAGAGCCCCGACCGGCGCCGCGAATTCATCAGCGGCCTGATCGATCCGGGCGAAGCGTCGTTCACCATCAACTGGGTTCCAGGCAGCGAGACCGATATTCTCCTCCGTGAACTTCAGGCGAGCGGCGACAAGCGCGATCACAAGATCACGTTTCCGAATGGCGTCACCGTCACCTTCGAGGCCTCTGTCTTGACCTACAGCAAGTCCATGCCGATCGACGACCGCATGACGGCCACCATCACGGTTGCCCCGTCCGGCGCCGAAACGTGGACGGAGGCCGCCTAATGGCGAACCCGATCAAAGGCGAGATCGCGTTCGACGCTGACGGCACGCCCTACAAGCTGGTGTTCGACTTCAATGCGATCGTCGCGATCGAGGAGGAGTTCGACATCAAGATGGAAGACCTCGGCGAGGTGATGGGGGCAAAAGCCTCCTCATTCCGCAAGGTCTTTCAGATCGGGCTCCAGCGGTTCCATGATGACGTGACAGAGGAAGAGGCCGGCGACATCATCACCGCCGTGGGCACGGCCGAAGCCAGCCAGCTTATCACCCGCGCGTTTCAGGCGTCGTTCCCGGCGACGGAGGCAGGCAACACCAATGCCCGCCCTCAGAAGGCGAAGGGGCGCCGGACTGGCTAGCGCTCTACGGGACATGGGCCGGCGAGTTCGGTCTACCGCCTGACGAGTTCTGGCGGCAGACGCCACGGACGTTCGCCGCGGTGATCGACGGGCGGGCGCGCAAAGCCAAGCAAGAGCAGGAAGGCCGCGCCTGGCAGGCGTGGACGACCGCCGCGCTCTACCGTTCCAAGAAGTTCCCCAAGCTCAAAGACATCATGCCTTCGGACAAGCCGAAGCGACCGCAGAAGATGCTCCCCGAACAGATCGAGGAAGTCGTTCGGTCGTGGTTGTCGGGCAGACGGAACAGGTGACGTATGGCCGGTAATGCAGTGATCGGCGCCCTCCGCGTCAATCTGGGGATCGACACCGCCGCCTTCGACAAGGGCCTGCAGGGCGCGCAGGGATCGCTCGGCAAGGTCGGGCAGATGATGAAGGGTGCTTTCGTCGCAGCTGCGGCTGCGGCGGTCGCGGCTATCGCCGGTATCGGCCTTGCCATTCGCGGCATCATCAACGACGCCGACGACCTCAGCAAGACGGCGAGCAAGATCGGTATTCCGATCGAGGAACTGTCGCGGCTGAAGTATGCGGCGGATCTCTCCGGCGTTTCCATCGGCCAGCTTCAGACGGGCGTGTCCCGGCTGTCCCGCAATATGAAGGACGCGGCGGCTGGCACGGGCACCGGGGCAAAGGCGTTCCAGCAGCTCGGCATCAGTGTCAAGGGCGCGGACGGCAACCTGAAGTCCGCCACCGAGATTATGGGCGAGATCGGCAACCGCTTCGCCACCATGCCGGACGGGGCGGAGAAGACTGCCCTGGCGATGGAACTGATGGGCCGCTCCGGCGCGGATCTCATCCCATTGCTCAATGGCGGTGCCGCCGGGCTCAAGGCTCTGACTGACGAGGCCGACGCATTCGGCCTGACGATCAGCGCCGAGACGGGCCGCGCGGCCGAGGCCTTCAACGACAACCTTGCCCGCGTGGGCTATGCGGCGACCGGCGTTGCCACCTCGCTCGCTGCCGCCCTTCTGCCGGCCATGGTGGTTGTCTCTGAGGCGCTGGTGGCGATGGCGCGGGGCTTGGTCGAGATGCTGGCCTATCTGCCGACTGTCGCGGAATATGCGGCTGTGGCTGGCAGCGCGCTGGCGATCATGATCAGCCCTCAGATCATCGCCTCGATCTACGCGGCGGCCACGGCGCTCGGCACGGCCCTTGTCGGGGCTCTGCAGGCTGTCGCTCTGGCAGCGGCGGCGAACCCTCTCGGCGCGCTCGTCGTCGGCATCACGATCGCGGTCACGGCGGCTTACCACTTCCGCGACGAAATCCAGCAGGCCATCGGTGTCGATGTCGTCGGGATCGTGAAGGGGGCGGCCAACACGGTCGCGAACGCCTTCACGCTGGCATACGAGAACATCAAGGCCACCTGGTCGGCGCTTCCGACCTTGATGGGCGAGATCGTCACCGACGTGGTGAACGCTGTCATTGCCGGCATCGAGTACATGATCAATGACACCAAGCGCCGCATTAACGAGCTGACGAGCCTCGCCAATAGCGTGACGGCTTTGGTGCCTGGGGGCGACGGGCTGCAGATCGCCCCGATCGGTCCCACCGAACTCGGCCGCTATGGGGGCCAAGGCCCCGGAGCCTATGCGGCGCTTCAAGAGACAATGGGCGCCAATGCCAAGTCGATCATGGGGCGAGACTTGTTCTCGGGTTCGGTTGGCGTTGGCGAGGACGCCATGCGGTCGGCTTCTGATGCGGCGGCGGGTCTGACCGCGGCACTCAACAGCGTTTCTACTGCGGCTGGCGGGGAGGCAGGCGGCGGCAGTGGTCTGGCTGGCGCCGGCAAGAAAGCGGCCGACGCATGGAAGGGCCTTCGCAAGGAAACTGACGCCAGCAAGGCCAGCCTGTCCGAGCTGGGCAACGTCGGGCAGTCGATCGGGCGAACCATCGGCAGCGCCTTCAAAGGCCTGATCGACGGCTCCAAGGGCGTCAAGGATGCGCTGACGGACGTGCTGTCGAGCCTGTCGGACATGCTGATCAACAGCGCGTTTCAGTCGCTGTTCAGCCCTGCAGGCGGTGCCGGCGGCGGTGGCCTGGGCGGCATCCTCAGTTCCATTTTCGGCGGGTTCCGCGCTGCAGGCGGGCCTGTGTCCAGCAGCAAGAGCTACATCGTCGGTGAGCGGGGGCCTGAGCTGTTCTCGCCGGGGCGGTCGGGCTCGATCATCGCCAATGACAACCTCGGCGCGGCATCCGGCAAGCAGACGATTGAGCTGAACCTTCGGATGGATACGGGCCTGGTCGCCGAGATCGCTGACAATCAGATCCAGACCCGCGCTGGCGAGATCGTGAAGGTGTCGGTGAAGACCATGCAGGACAACTTCAAGACGGTGCAAGGCGAGGCGGCGCGTCGGGGGCAGGTGAGGCGGTGACGACTTATCCTCGCGAGCTGCCGCCCACTAATTGGGCTGACATCAACCTCAGGCTTGAGCTCTCGGTTTCGCAATCGCGTTCGGGTAATCGCCTGACGAACATTATCGAGACCGCAGATCCCGTGTGGGTAGTGACGCTCAAGACGATCCCGATCCGCCGGGAGGCTTTCACGGAAGTGGAGGCATGGTGGAATTCTCTCAGGGGCGGCCTTCGCAGCGCCATCTTCCGACATCCCGCATGGCCGGGGCCTCGCGCAAATAGGGACGACCTGACGCCAGCGCAGACGGTCGGGACGGTCGCGGTGATCGTCAACAGCGGAACCGTCTCGACCACGGGCCTTGCCGCTGGGCTGATCATCAGCCGCGGCGATTACGTGACGTTCTTCAACGGCATCCATCATCTAGCGCAGGTGACCGACACCTCTGGCGCAGGCACGACGCGGACGATCGAGTTCGAGCCGCCGTTCCCGCCAGGATCGGCGTTTACCGGCGCAGCCGTCCACTTCGCCAATCCGAGCCTCTACATGCGCCCGGTGGCCGGGTCATTCCAGAAGTCCGGCGACATCCTGTTTCAGCAGGCTTCGTTCGAGCTGATCGAGACGAGGCTGCCGTGAGGCCCCTTAACGCAGACACGCTCACCCTGCTCGACGCGGGTCGGGCCGTCATCCGTGGCATGGTCCGCTTCGATTTCGGCACAGGCATCTACTGCTTCTGGAAAGGCTCGGCGCCGTTCGAATTCGAGGGGCGTACCTACCTGCCGGGCGGCGTGATCGAGGTAGACGACATCCAGGGCAGCTACGGCTCCGAAGCGGTTGGGCTCACCATGCGCCTGGCCGAGGCGCCAGACGACGGGCTGACGCCGGCGGTGCTCGCGACGATCGAGCAGGAGGATTACCACCAGCGGCCAGTCACGATCTCGGATGCCTATTTCCATCCGGACACCAACGCCCTGCTGTTGGTCGAGCCGGTCTATCGCGGCCTGGTCGACGTCATCGACCACGAGTCGGGTGAGCAGTCCGCGCTGGTGATCCAGTGCGAGGGCCGGGCGCTGGACAACGTGAAGCCGGGCTTCCGGGTGCGCTCAACGGCCGACCAGCAGTCCATATGGCCGGGCGATCGGTTCTACGAGCACGCGGAGGTCTCGGGCAAGCAGGAGATATTCTGGGGGAGGGACAAGCCATGACCCGCATACCCGGCTGGGAAGAGGCGCTGGTTCGCGCGATCGAGGCGCACGCAGCGCTGCCGTTCGCCTGGGGCGCCAGCGACTGCGGCTACCTCGCCACCGACTGCATCGGGGCGATCACCGGCAAGGTGCCGTTCAAGACGTTCCGCGGCTACAGGACCGAGACCGGCGCGGCGAAGAAGCTGCTGAAAGCCGGTTTCGACGATATCGGCGACCTGTTCGCGTCCGCCTATGACGCGATCCCACCGGCCCTGGCGCAGCGCGGCGATGTCGGCACGATCGAGCGTGACGGCAAGGTCGGCGCCGCGGTCGTGACCTCTTTCGGCGTCGCGATCAAGACCGAGCACGGGGTCGGCTACGAGCCGATCACGGCGCTCTCCCGAGCCTTCCGCATCGGATAAGCCATGCCATTCATCGCACCAGCCATCGCGGCCATCGGCGCTGCGGCCACCGGCATTGCATCGTTCGTTGGCGGGCTCGGCATCGTCGGTCAGGCGCTGCTCGGCATCGGGCTCAACTTCGCTGTCAGCGCGCTCCGGGGCGACCAGAAGCAGGAACCTGTCAGCGGCACACAGTTGCAGGTGCAGTACGGCGCCGATCGGCCGCGTGAGGTCGCAGTCGGGCTGGTCGCAGTCGCGGGGCATGATGTCTACACGAACACCTACGGCGCTTCGAACAAGTACATGCAGAAGGTGTTCGTGCTGTCGGACTTTCCGGTCACGGCGCTAACGCGGATTGCGGTCAACGGCGAGTGGCGCGCGATCAATTGGGGCAACGTCGAGGGTCGGGGCGCACAGGTCACCGGGTTCGAGAAGGACGTTCTGCGCATCCGGTTCTACGACGGGCGGCACACCGCGCTGCAGGCGGCCGAGTTCGGCGAGCACGGCCTCGTCGGCTCGTCCAACCCGGCCGGGCGATGGACGGCGGACCATGTCGGCAAGGCGACTTCGTTCGTCGTCGTCAACGCCCGCTTCGACGACGAAGAGATGGCCTCGCTGCCGCAGTTCCTGTTCGAGTTCCAGGGGGCGCCGCTCTATGACGTGCGCAAGGATACGACCGCCGGCGGCGCCGGGGCGCAACGCTGGAACGATGTGGCGACGTGGGAGTATTCCGAGAACCCGATCGTCCAGGCCTACAATTACGAGCGCGGCTTCTTCGCCAACGGCCAGTTGCTGGTCGGCAAGGGCGTGCCGGTGGCGGATCTTCCCGCTGCGCCATGGATGTCGGCTGCGAACGTCTGCGACGAGAGCACGCCCACCCGGTCGCTCCGCTACCGGGCAGGGGCGCTGTTCTCCACCAGCGATGGCGTCACGCATTCGGACAATCTCGCTCCTGTGCTCGAGGCGTGCAGCGGCGGCCTGTTCTACCTGGTCGACGGCGACCATCCGATCGTCGGCGCCAACCAGCCGGTGGTCGCGACACTCACCGACGACGACATCATTGTCGGCAGCCCGCGGCAGTTCCGGGCCAAGCGGTCGCGCTCGGATCTCGTCAACACCGTCTTCGGCACCTACAACTCACCGGACGATCTGTGGGCGGCCACGTCCTACGACCCCCGCTCCTCGGCGCCGGCGCTTGCGGCCGATCGCGAGCGCCATGCGAAGGCGCTTAACTTCGGGGCGGTGTTCGTCGCCAGCCAGGCGTCGGACCTCGCCGAGGCGGCGCTGCGCCGGGCACGCTATCAGGCGTCCGAGACGGTCATCGTCCGGCCGCGCTGGATCGTTCTGGAGCCCGGCGACTGGATCTCGCTCGCCAGCGCCCGCTACGGCACGCGGACCTATCAGGTGGTTGGCCGCTCGCTCGGCGCGCTGAACGCCAATGGCGCCCGCAACGTGACTCTGACGCTCGATGAGGTCGGCAACGGCATCTACGACAGCTCGGTGGTCATTCCCGAGCGGCCTCCGCGCATATCGCCCGGCTTCCCGGTGCGGCTGTCTACGCTGCAGGGTTTCATCGCCTATGCGAGCCAGGTCACCAACGCAGCGGGCAGGGCGCTGCCTGCGATCACGGTGCAGTGGGATCTGATCGACGACGTGACGGTCGATGCCGTTGTCATCGAATATTGGAAGTCGGACGATCCGGCGCGTCGCATTCAGGCGACGTTCGATCGAGCATCTGTCAGCGGTGTGGTGGCTGAGGGTCTGGTGCCGCGGACCTCCTACACGCTGCAGGGAACGGTGGTGACCAACCCGCCGCGCAACACGTTCTTCTCGGCGCCGCAGATCGTCACGACGCTGACGGAGGACCTGGCGGCCGAGCTCGCCGACCTGCAGGAGGATATCCAGGAGATCCTGCGGTTCGGGCCGGAGAGCCTCGCGCGGTTCGAGGAGCTTCTCGAAGGCCTCGCGGCAACGATCGCCACGACCAATGTCGTCCAGCACAGCGAGGCCGAAAACGCCAACGCCTCCCTCATCGAGGAACGCACCACGCGAGCGACAGAGACCGAGGCTCTGGCCAGGCGCACCGACGGGGTGGTGGCGGAACTGACTGACGTCGCCACGCTTGCCACCGGGACCGCGACTGTTGTTGAAACGATGGAGGGGCGTGTCACCCTCACAGAGGAGGGGCTTGCAGTCGCTGCCGAGCGTCAGGAAATAGTAGAGTCCCGGATCGACAGCGTCGAGGGCGTCAACCTCGGCCAAGCCAACGCGCTCAACTCGCTGTCTACTTCGGTGACGCAGCAGGGCAACTCGATTACGGCGCAGGCAAATCTCATCAGCGGCGTGCAGGCGACGGTGGGCGAAGTCTCGGCGCAGGGGCTGTTCAGCACGCAGGTCGTGGCAGGGGGAAGCGGCGGCAGCGTTCGGCTTGCGCTCCTGGCTCGCGTCACCGCCGGGTCAGGCTACACTCAGACAGGCATCTTCCTCGACATCACTAACGGCGTTGGAACCGTCCTGATCGACGCGAACCGCTTCATCATCACCGACGGCGCGAACCCGAACGTCTTTCCGTTCGTCGTGCAGGGCGGCATCGTGAAGCTCGCCATTGCCCGGTTCCAGCAGCTCATCTCCGACAATGGCAAGATGCTGATCGACGGGTCGGGCGGGACTATTTCGATCTATGACTAGGCGACTTTATGCCGGCCCTGCCGGATTGCTGATCAGCCGCGTCGGCTATGAAGCCGTGCCGGGGATGCAGGAGGCAGGCAAGGCTTTCGACAGCAACTGGCCGTTCGCGGGTCTGGTCGTAGGGAGCGGTAGCTATTCCGACCCTGCGCCCCCGCTCACGCGGCCGAACGGCAACGTCACGCCCGAGTGGTCTGCCACCGCCACGCCGCGAACGCTGGTGATCGGGCAGAGCATAGCGAACGCCTACTCCCATCTGGCGGTGATCTTCATGTGGCTGAACACGCTGGGCGAACAGCGGATCGACGTGCTGCCGGCGTTCTTCGCGACTGCCAACACGCTGACCTCGCCGCGCAAATTCGAGATCCTGACGAACGGCGTCAACAACCCGCCGAGCAATGCTTACGAGCGCTTCACAGCACCGCGCGGCTTCGTCATTCTGGGGGCCTAGATGGCGAAGCGGGTTTCGCTGGGGCGTCACGTGGACGGCAGCTTCGGATTGAGGATATCGCCGCCAGGAGCGGACGTCGACAACCCGGGTGCTGCCCGCCTCTTCGATACCAACATCGCCCAGCTCCAGCCGATCTTCCGGTTCAGCTATCCGACGACCACGACGGTGACGGCTCGCGCAACGCCGACCCCGTACGGCCTCATCGGGTTGAGCTACAACGCCACCACCACAGCGACAGTCGCTTTCCCCTATGCCCTGCCGTTCGTGCCGCTGATCGTCATGTCCTACGACGCCTCGTTCAATGGGGGAGCCGACGTGTTCAGGGGAACGGCAAACTCGAACACGCGCGCCGAGATGTTTGTCACCGCGAACGGGTCTCAGCTGACGTCGCGGCTGGTCTTCGTCCTTAGCGCCGCCAACACGATCGACTACCCGCCGATCCATACCGCCATCGTCTACAACTGGCCCTGGTCATGAGCCTGCGCGTCTACGCTGCACCAACATTCGTCCAGGTGTCCAAGCCGGGGTTCGACGCGACCAGCGGGAACCCACTCCACCTGGTCTTCTCATCGAACTTCTACGGCCATGGTGGCGGCATCAAAGGAACCGTGGTCACCACCCCGGGGCCGATCGGAAGCAACGGCTTCCACGATCCGACGGACAGCTTCATCCTCCTGCCGCCGGGCACCGGCATCCCGGTCTACTTCATCTGGCAGCGAAACATCGACCAGACCTATGCCGAGTACGGGCGAGGGATTCGCGGTTGGTTCGCACGGATCATCCCGGAAGGCACGCACATCCAGCTGAACGTGACCGCCTCCTACAACGCCATTTTCGACTACATGATCTATCGGAGGGACGTTGCGTGATCGTGATCTACAACGAGGACGGCCGGATCACCCAGACCATTGACGACCCGGTGACGCCTGAAGTGATCGACGGTCTGGAACGAGCCGGCGTCCGGCATGTCCGCGTGACGCCGGACCAGTTCGACGGCCTGATCGATCTCTTCACCGGCCACCACATCTCCGAGGGCTGCCTGACGAAGCGTCCGGTCATGGAAGCCCTGGTGTCGAAGAGCGACATCAAGGCGGATGGCAAGCACAAGGCCGTCATTCGCGGCCTGCCCAGGCCCTGCGTCGTGCGCATCGACGGGCAGCCCATCGAGCGGAAGGGCGGGACGATCACCCTGACCGCTGACGTGCCGGCCACGTACCGAGTCGAGGTCGACCATTGGCCCTACCTGCCGTGGTCAGCGGAGATCGTCGCCACATGAAGATGACCAAGGACATGACGGCATTCCGGGCCGTGGCAGAGGCGCGGCTCAACAAGATCTTCGCAGAGCGTCACGCGGCCATTCTCGGACCCCTGTACGCCGTCCATGCACGCAAGGCGGCCGACGCCGCTTGCGTTGTTGCGTCCGACGTCTCGTCCCTCCTGCTGGCACCAGAGGCCAAGCGCCGAGGCGTCTCCGAGAAGACCCTCGCGGCACAGGTTTTGATCCGGGCGAACCGCCAGTCAGCCATACTCGGCCTGCTCGAAGCGGAGCGTCAGGACGCACAGGCAGAGATAGCCGCGGCCAAGTCTCCAGCCGAACTCGACAGTATCCTCGCCGTTCACGGCGGCTGACACCCTTCAGCATTCTCACACATCGCAGGAGCGCCCCATGCCGGTGCAACCCTTCTACGCGACCGGCACCGCCACGGTGACGAGCGGCAGCGAGACCGTGACCGGGACCGGCACGGCGTGGGCAATCCAAGTCATCAACGGCGGTGAGTTCTCGCGGCAGGGGCTTAGCATCCCGATCGTGGCGATCAACAGCAACACGTCCTTGACGCTGGCCTACCCATGGCCCGGCGCCACGTCGACCGGCGCCTATGCAATCTCGCTGGGCAATGCTGCGTCGGCCTCAGCGATCGAGGCGAACAAGCGGCTGGCCGAGCTGGTCGCGCAATTGGCAGACATCAGCCCATTCGTCCGGTCGCTGTTCGATGATGCCGATGCTGCGGCGGTTCGTGCGTCGCTCGGCGTGCTTGCATCGGCTTCGGCCGGAGCTACTGGCGCGGAGATCCTTGCGACCACGACTCCCGCGCAAGCCAGGGCAGCTATCGGGGCGACGGTTACGGGCTCCGCGCTGATCACTGCCGCAAATGCTGCCGCCGCGCGGGTGGCGGTGGGTGCAACCACTACGGGCTCGGCGCTCATCACGGCGGCGGATGCTGCAGCGGCAAGAACGGCGGCGGGAATAACAGCCAACGGATCATCGGTCGTAACCGGGGCTACTGGGACGGGTGTGGCTCTTGCGACGGCGGCAAGCGCTGCGGCGGCCCGAACGGCGTTGGGCAGGCCCACCCACGTCATCTCGACCACGACAATTGTTGCCGGGGCGTCCTTCTTGGATATCAATGTGCCCGCCGGCTACAGCTCCTTCGAAGCGGACATTACGGGGCTGTTCCCTTCGACGACAAATGCTTTTTTCGTCGGCTATTGGGTCGACAGCGCCTTGGCGCAGACAGGCTACTACGGGGACATCACCTTTAGCTCGGCCACGAGCACAATTTCTAGGACTACGATCAGCAACGGCTCTGCATTCCAAATCTCTGCAGGCGTCGCCGCCACCGTGTCCGAGGGCATTTCAGGGCGGCTGAATATCTACCCCGGCGGGGGCGGAGTTCGGCCTTCGCTCATTTCCAGCGTCTTCCATTGGAACGGCGCCGGCATCCCTCAGTCTGTCGGCGCTTCCGGGCAAGTTCTCAGCAACTCCCGGATCGTCGCATTCCGCGTCAGACCCCTAGCGGGAACCCTCGGTGGCGGGACCATCGTGCTGAAAGGTATTCCAGAATGATCAGCGCGCCTTTCAGAATGGAAGAAAACGAGGTCATTCCACTGACCGTGGCGGAGATCGCCGCGCTCGCGGCAGCGGAAGCCGCGTTGGCCGACGCCCCGCCACTGGTGCCGGCTTTCATTACACCTCTGCAGGCTCGCAACGGCCTTAGAGAGTGGGGCATCGGTCGAACCGAGATCAGCGCGTTCTTTGATGAGATCGAGGACACTCTAGCCAGGGAGGCGGCGCAGGATGCTTGGGAGTACGCCACGCAAATCGATCGATCTGACCCGCTCGTCGCCGCCTGTGCTGCCTTCCTCGGCAAGACGGAGGCGGAGCTTGATCAGTTCTTTATCGACGCAGTCGCGTGATTTTCCGCAGGGGCTGCCTGATGAGTCCTGGCGCTTAGGGCAGACGACGCTCGGCAATTGGCGATGAACTCAAGCCGCTGCCGCAATGACCAAACGTCCTCGAACATCTGGAGATAGTAGGCGACCTCCATCGGCTCGGGTTTCTCCCCCAGAATGAGCGAGTAATATCCAATTACGTCGTGCGTCGTCAGCGCCATGCATGCTCCTGCATTCCAAAGCGCACCTTCGGGTAACGCATAGACAGGGTAGCCGCGACGGATGAACCCAGCATGACCAGCTCCTCCCTCTATGTCAGGCAAGCGGCTCTCTCTTTGGTTGCACATGCCACCACCCACACGGCCGCCTTGAGCGGCCGTTTTCTTGCGCCCGTCACCCACAGGAGAACCACCATGCAACGCACTTCACAGGGACGTGCTCTCCTTATGCTGCATTCTTATTTCTGTACCTTCAGCCTACTGAACGCCAGCAGACAGCAGCCGATCAACAGGGGCAGCGCCATCGTGTAGCCCGTGTCCTCAATCGACTGTGCGATCAGGGTCATGGCCGGCTGACCTTTGACGTAGAAGTCATTGAGTTCATTGAGGCACTGCACAGCAAGGACGATGAGAAGGGCAATGCGGGGCGACCGCCACGCTGCGAGTGCAGCGAGGAAAATCATCAAGCCGATAATCACGTGCAGAGTTGGCTCGTACACGCCCGTAGTGGCCACGAGAGATTGCTTGAGCTCGTATAGAAACGGAATGACGCACCTGCGCTCTGTCGCGAGCGCCTCCCTGTTGGCCCGCTGCCAGTAGGCGGCTCGCCCCGATCGCACAAGCTCAACGGATCGCGCAGGTCGCCCAAAGAACTGTGACTCCCGCCCGCCCGGTCCTGCCGCGGCGGGCTTTTTCTTGCCACCACAGGAGACCGACAATGGACCGCACCGTCCCGCTCGCCGCGGCTCGGATGCTCGACTTCGTGCGCGCCACGGAAGTCGGCACCGATGGCCCGTCCGGCTACAACGTGATCTTCGGCTTCAACCAGGACAAGCTCCCGAAGCCGGTCACGCAGATGACGATCGACGAGGTTCTGGGCGCTCAGGCGTCTTGGTCGAAGCGCTTCGGCTCATCGGCCGCCGCTGGCTATCAGTTCATGCGCGCCACGCTCACCGACCTGAAGCGCGAGCTGGGGCTGCGGGGAACAGAAATCCTCGACGAGGACCTGCAGGACCGGCTCGCATTCCACCTGCTAAAGCGCCGCGGCTATGAGGCGTTCATGGCGGGGCAGATCAGCCGCACCGAGTTCGGCAAGCGCCTGGCGCAAGAGTGGGCGAGCTTCCCTGTCCTCGCCAGCGTGAAGGGCCCCCACCGGCAGGTTGCGCGGGGGCAGAGCTATTACACTGGCGACCCGCTCAACAAGGCGCTGGTCAGCCCGGAGGAGGTCGAACGCGTCATCGACGAGGTGAAGGAACTCGGCAACGCGATGCCGGCGCCTGCTCCCGTCCCCATTCCGAAGCCTGAACAGACAGAGGAGCCCACCATGCCCGCACCGATCGGCCACAATGGCGGCCCTGAACTCTCGCCGATCGAGCAGATGAACAAGCCTGTCCAGGGGGCCAAGGCGGGCTTCGCGACCAGCGGCGTGACCGGGGCGCTGCTCTACCTCTGGTCGACGACTGAGGCATTCCCTGCGGCATGGCAGAACGACACGCAAGCGGCCATTGCCCTTACGGTGGTGGCCTCAGCCTTCTCCGGCCTCGTTGCCAATTTCATCGCCAGCTACCTCGCCCGTGACAAGCGTTTCACGGCGCCGGCGTGATCCGTGCCCAATTCGCCGGCTCCGCGCCGCTCGTCCACCGCATTGAAAGCTGGGACCGAGCAGCGCCCCATGCCGAATGACATGTACCGAGAATACGCAGACCTCGCCGTCTATCTCCTCCCCGTCGCCACGGCTCTCGCAGTGGGCCTGTGGGCCATTGTGAGGCGGCGGGACGCGAACCATCAGGCCGAGCTTCAGGCGGCCAGGGAGTCCCGCAAAGCCGAGCGGGAGGAGATGGTCGACCAGCGCGAAGCCTTCTACGCGGACATCAAGTCCGAAGTCGTCCGGATGCGCGAACTGTACGAGAGCGAGCTCGACCGGGGTATCAGCCTTCGCACTGCACTTGCCGAGGCAGCCCATCGCGAGATGAACCTGCAGGAGACGATTCACGATCTGACCCGCAAGGTCGACACGCTGCAGGAGGAGGTCGCCGAGCTGCGGAAGGAGCTTTCCGCTCGGGAGAGCCGGGCGTCCTGA